CTGGCGGCAGCAATGCCGCCCGGCCACTTTAGAATAATTCTAAAGTTACAAGCCGCAAGCTACAGGCTACTGAAGCCACAAGCTGCAAGCTTGACAAACCAGGACTATAAGATTATATAGGATACAGAAATATGAATTTAAAAGAAGCAAAAGCAATAACGGGGGGCCTGAGCGCTCCATCTAAAATGCCTGGCTATGCATATAATCTGCCAGCATGGAGATGTATCACAGGTGTGAAGCTGCAAGCCGTGGCGGGCTCAGTGTGCGCCGGCTGTTACGCCATGAAGGGCCGCTACAGGTTCAGGAACGTTAAGGAAGCGCTCGAGAGAAGACAACAGTCTCTGGTCCATCCACAGTGGGTACAGGCCATGACGCTGCTGGTCACACACTACAGCAAGAAGGTGCCCTTCTTCAGGTGGCATGACTCAGGGGACCTGCAGGGGGTTGATCATCTCAAGAACATATTCGCCGTGTGCGAAGCAACGCCAGGGGTCCAGCACTGGATGCCAACGCGAGAAGTAAAAATATTAAAAGGCATACAACCTGAGGTTGTACCAAAAAATTTAATCATTCGTGTGTCCTCGCATATGATAGACCAGGGGCCAGTTAATTTCTGGCCTCATACGTCGACTGTAGTCCAGGCAGGCAAGACCTGCCCGGCACAGGATCAGGGCAATGAATGCGGCAGCTGTAGACAATGCTGGGACAAGGGGGTGAACAATGTGGCTTATCCGAAACATTAAGCAATACGAATATAACTGGTTATGTTATTGCAAGATGTGTAAATTATTAAGATTCCTGAAAATTAAAAAGTGACTCACGTCTGGAGACATCCTAAGTATTATGCGGAGCTCCGGAAACTACGTAAGCTACAAGCTACTAAAGTTACAAGCTACAAGCCACAAGCTACTACAGCTACAAGCTGCAAGCCACAAGCTACTGAAGATTCTGAAGATATAACCCGCAAGCTACAAGCCCATAGTCACAAGCAGCAGGTGACTTAAATCCATCTTTTACTAGTGTCAAGATACTAGAGCCTGGAAACATTTTGTACTCTCTTCGAGAGGCCTTCCAGGCAAGTATAAATGTGTGCTGTGGATGTTTCACATGAAACGCAATTTGATGTGGGGAGAGGCGTAATTTGTAACCCGAAATAACCTTTAGCTCTACTGTAAAAAAGGTGCCAAAAGTATTATAACCCAATAGATCGGGAGTGCCCAATACAGAAGAATTTTCAAGTCTAGTCCAACTAATTTGCGGTGTATGTTTTTTAAAATCATGCCATAATTTTGTTTCTGGACGCATTAAAAAACCGAGGTTACAAATGTTTACACAATGAGCTTAGGTTTACCCATTTTAGCGACTTCTTCGTGCGTAGAGATTACAATCCTGTGAGTCTCTCTAGCACCAATTAATTTATTTTCAACTAAATCTACACCTTTGATGTCATAATGTCGCCCATCCGGCGTACGAACTTGAACTCGAGCATCTTGAGTAACACTTGCTTTCTGTTTAGGACCTACGAATCTCTCGAAGATCATAATAAGATCTCTACCCTTTAACATTTTTATCTCCCAACAATGTCATTAAGTTACCGTTTTCTTCCGACAATCTATCTAATTCTTTCCTGAGTCCATCAATCGTCTCACCAGCCTGTCGGCATTTATCTTGTAAAAATTCTTTCTGTTTAGTTAATTGTTCTATTTGAAAAGTTAAATCACCTGATCCTCTATCATCATGTGATATTTTCACTTCATTTTCATATGTCATTTCTTCGTTGTATTCCTTTATATTAGTATATGTGCGCTTATCTTTCATATTTGACTTTATAAGATAATCTATTTATATTGTCAACTATGACGGAAATTGTGAAGAAAAAACGAGGACCCGCACCACGACTTACACCTATGCAGGCAAAGTTTGCCGAACTATTGGTATTTTTTGAAGGACGTAAGTATGCTTATGAATGTGCCATTGAAGCTGGATACAGTAAGAATAGAGCACGACAAGAGGCATATGAACTACAACACCCTAAACTATCTCCTGAAGTACATAAATACATTGGACTACTAAGGGAAGAACGTAATAAAAAATATGGTGTATCTTATGGAGGTCACCTAACTGAACTAGGTAGAATTAGAGATGAAGCCATCAAAGCAAAATCTTTTTCTGCAGCTACCATTGCTGAGAAAGCAAGAGGACATGTTGGTGGATTATATGTAGAACAAAAAATAGTTAGAACCGGGAAATTAGAAGACTTATCAGAACAGGAATTAGATAAGCGTATTGACCAAATAACTGATGACAACGCTGTAATGTTAGTAAAGAAGGACCCACCAAAAGGGGTAAAGCCTGAAGACGTAAAACCAAAGCTTCCGTTAACTTAATTTAACCATCTTAGTAACCCAAGATCTAGGAATCATAGTACGATCTCCAAAAGTTATTTCTTTTGTAGTAGGGTCTAAATCATAAGAAGCAAAAATTTTAATTGAGGTATCATCTTTGGAAAACACCCAACCTTCATTAATAGGTTTAGCTAATTTCATTTTAGTAAACTCTCTATCATCGGCCCAGCCTGAATCACTGAACGCATCCACCCACTCAATCCTGTACTTTGAATACGGGATATCGTTCGGTTGACTTGGGACGACTTGTTTTCTTCTTCTTGGTTTTTTTCTTGCCATGGTAAAATTCAGGGTTATGTTTCTTATTAAACTCTTCCATCCACGGAGATGGTCCTGTCCAATATTTATTTCGGCCTATCATATCTTAACCCTATAACATTTTCTAGAATTTTTTCTAGATTTAGGTACCCAAAAGTACCGCGCGACCCCTATACTCTCTAAAACCATTGGTATTCCTTGCTGATCACCTCAACACCTGATCACCTCTATTTTTAAAGTGCTGATTTTGTAATTTTGTATTCTCAGAAAACCTATAGGGAGGTGATGAACCGCTATTTTCCTTGATTTTCATCTGTGACATTTATGCCACACTCTTCAGCCATTGCTTGAATGAGGATAATTCTATCTTGAGCTGAAGCAATTGTGTTCAAATGTTGACTGATTCTAGTAAATAGTCCATCCAACCTTTCTTCAGGAACACCTTCTGTTTCAACACTTAAAAGTTTCTTAAGATTTTTTTCTACTTCCCACATCTGAGAAATTTCTCTCTTAACTGCTTTCTGTATTAGATATTTGTTCATAATACTTATTGACCCTTTCTAAAAACCGATGTTGATATTTAATAAACTCACGACCTTTTATTTGAAACTTTTGAAAGTAACAGTCTGGGGTGCACATCAGTATAACACCTTGAGTTATCTCTGTCCTATAGATATGGTTATGGGCCATAGCATAGGCTCCTAGTTGCATAAAGTAATCATCTATCCATTCTTTACGCTTTGGTTTATTGGATTGTTTAAAATCTATTATACTATCTTCATAGTCGTATACTCCAACTAAGTCTGTAGCTCCGGCGTACAAATCTGGATAATGTAAAGTAACTTCTGATCCCCAAATTTCTTGTAAATCATTGAATCCTTTATCAATTATCGTGGTCGCCATGTCGTTTGCAATTTTGCCTTCGGGCGTTAAATCTAAATGACCTTCCCCTAAAATATATTTTTCCAAGTGCTTGTGCATGTTGGTCCCGCGCGAAGCCGCTAGTTCCTTGATCCTAGTTGCCTCATTCTCGCCTACTTTCGCCTGCCACCGGGCTATAGACTCTATGGCTTCCTGGTCCTTAGTAGCTCCTAAAATACTTGTAACACTTGGTAACTTTTGTTCACCAATATCATAAGTTCTTAAACCATCAGTTGTAGTACGCGTTGACGCTGGGTAATGATACAGTTTATTCCACTTTAGAGTCATTCTAAACTACCTTTCATCCTCATAGAGAATGGTCTCTTTTCCATCATAATCATAATAATAGCCATTTATTTTTTTCTTCTTTTTAAAAATCCGGTCATAATTTTCTTTGTATTTTTTAGTAGGGATCCGTGATCGACCATCCCATTTTCTACCCTTGTCTTTTGTCTTTTCCTTTGTCATTCTGCTCCTTTCTTTTTCTATCTAGAATTGTATCTACTAAATCATTAAATTTATTATATTTAGTATATAAAGATTTAATTATGTCTTGTTTCAACTTAGGTAACTCAATCAATTTTTTCTGCTTCATCTACTCTCCTTTTCATCCAGACTCTTACTATATTTATTATATCATCTAGTCTCACTTGATTCTTTCTGTTATTACAACCCGAGCAACAGAACACTAAGTTACCGCGTTGGTAAGTTTTAGTTGTATCTAATCTATCAATAGAAAAATTTGTAGGAGTATTAGGTCCTCTAGGTTGTATTCCTAAGCCCCTAGTTCCTGGTCGCCTGCTGTAAGTCCACGGTTTCTTACAATATTCACAAATTCTACCATTCGTATCTGGGTACTGGTCCTTCATTTCTTGAACATGTAAAAACAATTCAGCCCACATCTCCTCGCGGGTAATAGCTGGAGCCCAGGTTACCTTTCTCCCTTTTCTCTTTTTTAAAGAAGAAGGTCTATAAATTCTACCAATGACAGCGTTCACAAATCCTTTTTCCGAATTAATATATGCATGATCAGCTTTGGAATATTTATATTTTCTTACCATTTAATATTTTATGAAACATCTCTCTACTTTTTTTATTTCTATATTCAATAGAACCACTCCACTTAGGGTTAGGGGTTACTAAAGATTTTAAAATTTTTTTAAAAGACATTCCTTCCTTTTCTTCTTTTTCTTTTCCATCTTCGGTTATTGTAAATTTATACTTCATCTATAATTAACTTTCCATTTAGGTGATCCATCTCATGTTGCACTACTCTTCCTGGCAAATGATAGAATGTTTTATGTTGTTCCTTACCATGCTCACATATCCATTTTAAATTAACAGATAAAGATCTAGGAACTTTAACCGTTATACCAGGACAAGATAAACAACCTTCTATATCTCCCATTTTAATATTATTTTTAGCAGTAATGACTGGATTAATAAACACTTGTGGACTATCCTTTTCATTACTTACATCCATTACGAATATCTTTCGATTATATCCTGCTTGATTAGCAGCTAAACCAATACCTCTTTCTTGATACATTAAATTAATCATATTTTTAATAATAATTTTATTTTCTTCAGTTAGAGGGAACTCTATTTCTTCTGTTGGTCCTCTTAAAAATGTATCTGGATGTTTAACGAGTTTCATTGTTCCACATTATTAGCATTCCTACAATCACCACATAAATACCTATTACAATTAGTACACTCCAAATCATATTAACCCCTTACAGTTTCCGTGCACGTACTCCTGCAGGGGCAAAGGCTCCGAGGCTACCCTTTTCAGGGTCACAGCTTGACGTACAGGGAATAGCGCGAGGCATTATTTGGACGCCGGTCCTTTTCAAATCATTAATTTTTATCTGCATATACATCCAAAAAAATCTCCACTACCATCATTCATCACGTGAGCATTTATTGGCTCACCGTAATAGGTAGTTAGTTTTAATCTCAAAATATCACACATATCAAAGCAAGTTATACCAACTTGTTTTATCAAACTTAATCCCTTTAACATTTCTTTTGTTACGGGGACTAAATGGTATAACCCGTCCGTTAGAATTATTAATTCCATCTGCAAACTCCTTTATGTATTTATACCAAAGATCTTTGTATTTAGGATCTTTAGTTTTTTCCCAAAGCTGGGCCATTTCATTTATCTTCTTTGTCATCATGTTTTCTTGTCCCCCAGGATATTATTTTTTTTAAACCGGGCGCTTCAAGTTCTAGTTTAGCATATGGGCGCCATGCTTGTTTCATTAAGTTTAACTCTAACAATAGTACAGACCATTGTTTAGGAGTTATGTTACTACTTTTTATTACTACTTTCTTTACCATTAAGTGTTTTTTTTAAAACAGTTGTCCAAGGGTTAAGGTCAAAGTCTTTACTGCAACTTGTGCATACCATCAGCAGTAATATACAAGTGATTATCAGTTTCACTTACTTCCCCTTCTGATTCACACAAAGAACATTGAAGGACAATTTCTTCACGTCCTTCTTCGATCAATGCTTTTAAATACCCATTACCTTTACACTTGGGACAAATTTTAGTCTTTGGTGTTTCCATTTGGTTTACCTTTTTTTAATCTTTTCATTTCTTTCTCTACTATGTACTCAAGAGTCTTTGACAAAGACAAAGGCAT